GAATTCCATGTCAGGCTCCTTCGGTGAGGCCAGCCAGAAAGCCGGCGTGAATCGCGGCGATGTCCTCGGCGTGGTCCATGCCGTTGATGATGCGGCGGGCCTCGACCGGATCGTCGCGCAGGTCGCTGAAGAACCGCGACAATCCCATGCCGGTGAACATGCCGCCCTTCATGCCTTCGAACATGATGATGGCGGCGATCTTGGGGACCAGCGCGAGTTCGGGACGGCCAACCAGATCGACGCCAGTCAGCGCCGCCATCTTCGCGTAGTTCTGCTTCCAGGTGAGTTGGACGTAGCCGCGGCCGTAGTAGGTCTGGCCGGTCTGAGGGTCGGGAACGCCATAGGTCATTCCGTGCCCTTTGCCGTACTCCTCGATCGGGTTCATCGAGTGCGCGGTTTCCCACTTTGCCGTCGCGAGCATGTAAGCCAGCCAGCGCGGATCGGTCATCTCCGGACGCGCTTCCCAACCATCGAGGATGGCGTTGCAGCCATTGACCTGAAGCTGGCTCATCCGGCCGCCGAACGGGCCGGAGCGCACGGCGGTGAAGAACCTTTCACGGTCGATCATCGCGCCCTCCGCTTGTCCTGCAGGTGCCGATGGAGCCGCCAGCGGGCCAGCAGGTAGCCCACGACCAGGGCAGCGATGAAGACGTCGGTGCCGGTGAGGTGCATCACGAGCCACCCTCCCCGCGCCCGAACCAGGCATCGCGCCAGCGGCGGAACATGCCGACCGGATCGGCCGCCCACTGGCGCGCGGCCGCGGTCACGATCGCCATAGCATCGGAGAGCAGCATGGCGACGATGATCGTGACGCCCGAGGTCGACTTGGTGCCGAGCGACCAGTATTCGCCGATCGCCTGACCGAGGTAGAGCGCGAGGAAGGCCGAGCAGAACCAGGTGGCGATGCGCTGCTTCTGGCTCTGCTCGATCGACCAGCGCATGCCGAAGTAGGCGCCGATCGCCGGCGGCACGAAGGGCCACACGGCGGCCCAGAAATCCTTGAGGTCGTTCCTGTCCATCACGATGCCTTCGGGTCAGGCGGGAGGAGGCCGGCCAGCGAGGCGTAGTCCGCCTGCGGCAGCGCTGCGAGATAGTCGTGGAACTCGGCATGCAGGGGATCGTCGAGCACCGACACGCCGAGGTAGAACCGGCCATCGGTCAGCGGCAGCGGCGTCAGCGCCGCGATGCTGGGGTCTATTGCCGAGGGGCCGCTGACATGCGCGGAATCGGCGGCCGATAGCAGGATCACCGTCGACATCACGGCACCCCATAGAGCGAGAGGAAGGGCTTCCACGCCTGAAGTTCAGCGGCTTGCACGCTCGCGGAGAGCGGCACACCGACGAAGGCCATGGCGATCGTGCTGTTGATGGGCGACACCGCGCCTCCCGCGCTGTTCGCCGCCAGCACGTAGAAATTGAGGTTGGCGACGGCGCCGCTGGCAGTCGTTCCGGTACCGAGAGAAGAGCCGTTCTGGAAGATCTGGAAAGCCGAAGCGCCAGTCCGGTCGACCTCCAGGAGGCCGAGCCGATTGGCCGGCGAGACATTGAGCGGGGTGGCGGACTGATTGATGCCCGCAGTGATATTGCCGCCCGACCCGAAGACGATCTCGCTCCAGCCGTCACTGTTACCCATCAGCACTTTGGTGGTGGCAACACCAGGGTCGGCGGCGACATAGCAGCCGTAGGCGGCAAGGTTCTGAGTGTATTGCCAGCTACCGGAGGCAGCATTCCACTTCGTATCGATGAACGCGGTGGTGTTGTTGCCGGTGTAGCCGGTTATGCCGAGCGTCGGACTGTTGTTGGCGACTTGGGTGAGACGGCGCTTCAGCGTAACAAGCGCCTGCGTGGGGTTCTCGGCGCCGGCATAGGCGGCGTAATCGTCGCGCAACGTCCATGCGCCACATGCATCGAGGGCGCGGATCAGACTGCTTACCTTGCGCAGCCGCGCGCCGCTCACGAAGCCGCCGGCCGACGCTACGGCTTGCGCCCACGCCGTGGCTCTGGAGTCGATGCCGCCGCCGAAGAGCGCCTTCTTGAGCATCAGGCGATGCCAACGCCGACCGTGACGCCGCTCGAGGAGGCGCGGGGCATGGTGACGTTGGCGCTCGGGAACAGCACGACCTGGCCGCCGTTCGGCACGACCAGGTCGATGCCGGTGAGCCCGTACACGGTCGCCAAATTGCCGGGCAGCACCGAGGGAGCCATCACGAGCGGCGGCTGCATCACCTGCTTGGCGTCGCCGACCGCGATCGACACCGCCGAACCGTTGGCGATGGTCGAGGCGGTGCTGGCCGCGCCGCGCAGGATCAAGGCCGAGAGGTTCGCCGTCTGCGAGCCCTCGATCGCCACGCTGAGATGACGCTGGCTGGCTTCGTTCGCGCCGACCACGAAGCCGCCCGCAATCGCGATCTGCCCGCCGATGCTCTGGCCGGATGAGAAGATCTGGCCGCTGGTCACCGAGACGTAGGACACGGGCTCGGCCGGCTGGGTGACGACAGTCGCCGGATTGCTCACGCCGACAGGAACGGCGACGCCGCCGCTGATCGTGTGCGGCACCACCGCCTGGGCGACGTCGGGAGCCTTTCCTGAAACGGGATAGTCCATGTTCGTTCTCCTAGGCGACGCGCCTGGCGCGGATATAGCTGTCCTTGTTGGTGTTGCCGGTGGCGTTGGCCTTGATCATGGCGGCAGCACCGCCACCCCGGCCCTGCACCTTGAGGTTTGCCGCCGGAGCAGTGATGCGGCCCCGAACGAAGTTCGTGACAAGCGCATTGGCTGCCTGGCTGACGCAGACGCCCGCGACGACGACGTTCGTTCCATCGGTGATGCGGGTGGAGAGCGTGTCCGCGCCCCCCGTGTTGACCTCGACGATGCCGGCCTCGATTTCCCAAGTGCCGACGGGGCCCTGCGCGAGCGAGAGGCCCGTGCCGTCGATCCACGTGTTGGCGATGTTCAAGCTGGTATCGGCCGTGGCGAAGGCCTCGTAGACCACGTCCCACTGCAGGACCGACCAACCAGTCGAGCCATCACAGACGATTCGGCAACGACCGCGCGGCACGTTGATCGCGACCTGGGTGGTGTTGTTGCCGGCGATGGTATCGGTGCCGTTGGGAACGAGACTGATCGTCTTGGTTGCCGAGGCGCTGCCGGAAGCATCGACGATGTCGATCGTACGCCCTGCAGTGATCGTGTTGGCCGCCGGGAGGTTGACGCTACGTGCGGCCGTGATGGAGGTGAAGGCGATGATACGGCTGGTGTCGGTCGGCGCCACGTTGGCATCAGCTACGGCTGTTCGAGCAGCGATGGCCTGTTGAACGAAGGCGGTGCTGGCCGCCGAGTTGTCGTTGTCACCCGCCGTGACCGTAGCGACCGTCACGGTGGCACCCGTCAGATCGACGGTTCCCGTCAGGCCGGGGACTCCCATGGCCGTACGGGCCAGCGCGAGCGTGCTCTGGTTGACCACCGCGGCCATGGCGACGGAGACCGGCGTCGAGCCGGAGGGAGCGGCGAGCGGCGTCGGCTGGCCATTGGCATCGAAGCCGAGGTAGGCGTTCGCCCGCAGGCCGACGGCCGGCAGTTCGTTCAGGGTGGTGCCGTCGGTGACCGAGATCCGCAAGCCGCGGTTCATGCCGTCGATGAAGCCCTGGACGATCATCACGATCCGATCCAGCGCGGCCTCGACCACCTTTGGCCAGAAGGCACCCTGATTGTCGATCGACGTCGGCTGGGTGATCGCGATGTCACGGTAGATCGTGAGTCGGGTGCCGGTGGCGATTGGCGCGCCGGAGGGCACGTAAGTGACCGAGCCACCGCCATCGACGCCGAATCCCGTCGCGCTGTAGACGGATGGCGAGAGCGTGTAATCGGCGCCGGTCGCGTCCGTATAGACCACTACAAGATCGGCCGCCTGGGCCACCTTGAAGGCGAACGGGAACACGGTGGTGCTGCCGTTGCCGAGGTAGACGACGCGGGAACTCGTGGTGCTGACGGTCATAAGCTACGCAACCGCGGGGACTGGACTGCCCGTGGTTATACAGGCCCGGTCCAGCCGGTCCCCAAGTTGGTCCCTATGCCTACTTGTCGTGTGTCCGGCCGAAGGTCAGGCCCTTCAGCCACTCGGCAACCCCATCCGGCTGCTCGTCGCCGGTCATGACGTTGTAGAGGAATTGACCGGTCTGGCCGCCCTGCCCCAGCGGCAGACCGAAAAGGTAGCCCGACGTCTCGAGGGCATGCTGCACCCAGCGATCCGAGGCTTCGCCGCCGGTGGTCGCATTACCGGCATCCTTGGCCGTCTTCCACACCGTGTCGACGATCCGGGCCACCGGCGTGAACTGATAGCCGCGCGCGTAGCCCTGCCCCAGGTCATTGTCGATCGAATTGCCGACGTCGCGCAGCAGCGGGATGCCATTGAACAGGCCGAGCCCCACCTTGCGCGCCGCCCAGGCACCCCAATCCTCATCTTCCTTGGGCCCCTGCCCGGTGACGATCGCGCTCAGGAGCGTCGGCGCCACCATCAGGAAGAAGCTGCGGGCCAGCAGGTGCGGCACGTCGCGGACGCTCTCGATGTTGCGGGCATCCCGCACCAACGTCGCCTGCCGCTGATAGAAATGGCTGAAGTAGCTGTAGAACATGGTCGCGAGCTTCATCCATTCGGTGCCGCGCTGGACCGCCGCCAGATCCTTGGCCCCACCGGCGCCCTGGCTGTCGCGCACCGCCCGATCGGCGAGGTGCACGGCATCGGCTTCGACGGCGCCCTCGCTCAGGGCCTTTTTGTAAGCTCCAAGCCACGTCGGCAGCGCCACCGCCATGTCGAGCATGGCGATGCCGTAATAGGCGAAGCGCTTGGAGTCGGCGACCCAGCCGGTCTTGCCCAGCAGCTCCCGCATAGCGTCGCGGACATCCCGCTCGGTCTCATTCATGCGGTTGCGCATCTCGCCGGAGCGGCTGAAGGCGAAGTCGCGGGCCGCCTTCCAGCGAGCCGGCGAACCGTAGGCCTCGGCCAGGCCAGCTGCGACCCACTTCGCCCCGATCGCCTCAGACGAATCGAAGAGGCCGATCGGCTGCGACATCATCGTGGTGAGCCGGAAGCCCAGCCCCACCATCGTCGCCCGCATGCGGGTCCATTTCGAGATCTGGTCCCAGGCGGCGAGCTCGCGGCGATCCTGGGCGTACTCGTTGGCGATGCTCTGCAGCCAGGGCCGGAACTGTTCGGTGTATTCCCGGCCCATCGTGCCCTCGACCGCCTTCAGCACGTCGCGGTTCGACAGGAACTTGTCGGCCTGCATCACTGCCTCGCGGTGGGTGATGTCGTGGATCACCTCCGCGACATGACGGGGAATCACGTCGAGCGACAGGAAGACCGGCCGAGCGTAGCTTTCTTCGCGCTGCTTGGTGAAGCCCTTGGGCGTCGTGGCACGGGTGTAGATGTTCTCGAAGAGGTTGTCGGTGTTGCGCGCCGCGCGCTCGGCCGCGTCGAAGCTCTTCAGCGGATCGTAGACCACCGGATAATAGCCGCCGGCGAACTTGCCGTGCGGCGTGTCGACCTCGACGCGCTCGACCTTCTCCGGCGCCACCCCATTCACACGTCGCTCCAGCTCGGCAATGCGCGGCCACAGCGTCTCGATCACGTCCCAGGAGCCTTGCACGAACTTCCACAGGTCCGGCGTCATGTGGCGGTCCAGCACCGCCTTCACGGCATCCTCTGACCATCCGTAGCCCTTCAGCAGCTTGTCGCGATTGCCGGCGTTGCCCCAGTTGAGCGCGATCGCCACGACCTCCTCGAGGCGCATCGTGAAGGGTCGCAGCGTCTCCTTGTTCAGCAACTCAGGAGTGGCGACCTTCTCGAGCATCCGCGCCTGTGTCTTGGCGTCGAGACCATTGCGCAGCTCGATCAGCTTGGTCGTGTACTCCTTCAGGAGATCGTTCCGGGCGTGCTGGGCCTCCGCGATCGGCTGCCACACCACACGATGGAAAGGCCCATCGACGGAGCCGCCGTCGAGCCATTCGAAGACGGTCTCCATCTTGAGCAGGGCGGCATTGAGCTTGCGGGCCCAGCGGCCGGTCGCCGTCGTGATCGCCGGCAGGGTCTTGCCGCGGCCCGGGTTGATGTCGTCGCTCGGATTGCGCTGCGGCAGGTCGGCCAGGCGCTCGACGGTCTCCTGCACCACTGCCTCGAATTCGCGCTTCTCGGCGTTGACGATCAGTTCCTTCTTCAGCCGGCCGAGGTGCGCAATCTGCTTCACGCTGTCGACCAAGCCGCGGAACTCGGCCATGGTCATCTCGGTGTAGTGGACCCGGAAGGCGTCCGAAATCAGCGAGGCAGGCGCCACGACGTCGACACCGTTGGCCTGCTGATCGGTGGCCCATTCGGCGAAGGATCGCCGGCTGCGCACTTCACGGCCAGTGGCTTGCCGGAAGTCGAAGCGCTCCAGCAGGCCATGGATCTGCTCGAGGTAGTCCTGATCCATAGCCTTCAGCGTGTCGGCCGTGGCGTAGCGGTTGAGCATCCGCTGGCCGCTCTCGACCTCATCCGCTGCCTTCTTGGCCTCGCTGTACAGCGCCGCGGCGAGCATCTGGGCCTGCTTCTGGCGGAAGGCCTCGGCCTGGTCGCCCCGCAGCAGCGCTTCCTCGACCGCATGCGCGGCCGCGCGTTCGGTGCGGCGGTAGCTGCCCAGCACCGTCGCATCCTTCACCCGCTTGTCGGCGATCTGGTCAGCGGCCCACTTCTTCGCTAGCTCGAGCGGCGTCGCCTCACGCTCCCGGCCGGCGCGCCGCGCCAGGGCGCGCATCTCGACGGCATGGACTGCCAGGGCATCGTCGCTGTGCAGGACGGCCAACGCCTCTTCCTGGATACTGCCGTCGTTCAGCATGTCGCCGTGGCGATCGACCATCCGCCGGTTGGTCTCATCGTCGATCATCCAGTTGCGGATGCTCTTCTTGTCGCCGCGGGCGCGGAGCTGCCGCTGCTGGTCCTCCAGCGACAGCAGGGCATCGACCATGTCGCGGCCGTTGCGGAAGCCGCCCAGCATCTCGGCCACCACGTCGGGATGGACGCCGCCCCGCTCGACTACGAACGGCGGGACACCGCGCGGCATCAGGTCGAGCACGCCGGGGCCGCCGTACATATCGATCAGCGCCTGCCGCGACAACTTGAGATCGGGCACATCGACGCCGTCGACATGGTCGGCAATTCGCCCGCGGCGCAGATACTGCAGGGCCGCAATGTCTGCCCGCCGGTCGACCTCGCGCGTCACGTCCTCGCGCACCCGGGCCTCCTCGGCCTGCCAGGTGGCCTGCCGCTTGCGACGGACATCGGCCATGACCTTCTTGAGCAGCGAGGTTTCCGCCCGATCGCGGGCCTTCTCGACCGCGCCCAGGTAGGCCTTGAACTCGGCCTCCGTCATGCCGGCCTGCTCGGCCGAGCCGAACAGCTGCCGCTCGCCGATCTGGTCACGCGCTGCCGCCAGCTCGTCGTCGGTGGCAATCAGCCGATCGAAGACGCCGCGGACCTCGTCGTTGATCGGCGTCCGGAGCGTGGCGACCGCCTTGTAGATCGACACCAGCCAGGCCTTGAAGCGCTGGAAGACACCGCCGAGCTCGGCCGAGGGCGCCTTGCCCTCCAGGGCATAGGCCTCGAAGGCGCGCGCCCACTGCTCGTGATGCTCGCTGGCGATCTCCGCAGGATCCTTGACGCCGAACCACTTCAGCACCGCTGCCAGGTCATCCCGCAGTTGCTGCGGGGCTTCGGGTCGCGCGGCATCGGCTACCAGCTCCTCGAGCCAGACGTGGCCCATCTCATGGATGACTGTCGATAGGTCGCTCTTCTCGAACAGGGAGATAACGGCCCGACCGTCCTCGAATCGGACGCTGCCGCGGATGGTCCCCTCGCCGGGCTGCTGGATGGTCAGGTTGACGCCGTCAGGCTCGCTGCCTACCTTCTGATTGCGCGAGGAGCCTTCGGGTTCCTTGCCGGGAAGCGCGCTGCCGCCCGATTTGAAGCTCGGGGTCGCCGGCGCGCTTTCTTGTTGTCTCAGTTCTGGCGTGGCGTTCAGGTTGTAGAATAGCTGGCCGTTCCGGTCCTCTCGCACCGAAAAGCCAACACGGCGGCTCTGGTCGCCGATGGCGACATCCGCCTCGAGCCAATGAACGGCGCGAATGCCAGGCTGCTCACCGGCCGGATTCTCGACCGTATCGACTAGATCGGCCTTCTCGACGATCTGACGAAGCGCCGGCAGCAGGCGCAGCTTGTCCGGATCGGCCGTGTTGGAGAAGAACTTGGCGCGCCCCGAGTTGGTGAACTTGATCTCACCGAGATCCTTGTTGGCCACAGTGGTGCCGGCGATCTGGTCTTTCCACAGCGTCCTGGCTGCCTCGCGCATCTCCTTCAGTTGCGCCGCCGTGACTTCGCCAGCCGGGCCCAGCTCGTCGCCTTTAAGGCGCGCCACGGGCTCACCGGTCGCCGGCCGAGGAGGTCGCGCCGGCTGTCCGAAGCCGCGACCATCGCCGCGCTGATAGCGATCCAGGGCCGCCCGCGCTTCCTTGACGCTCGATTTCCGGAGATCGATTCCGGCCTCGTTCAGCAGCCGGTCCAGATCGGCCATCGCCTGCTCACGCTGGACCGCGGCCGCGTCGCGGTTCTCGCCGAAGTCCGGCCGGCGGGGGTTGCCGGTAAGCTCGCCGGAGATCGCATCGATCAACTGCCCGACTTCCGGCCGATCGGTTCGACCGACCAACTCCGGGAAGTAGCCGGCCTCGTGCGCCATCAGCGCGGCATCGTCCAGGCTCAGGCCATCGTCCTGGATCAGCTTGCGGCGGAAGGGCTTCTCGCGATGCCATTGGTCGATGTCCAGGCCGGACAGCTCGCCGCCCTCGTCCTTTAGGCCGCCTTTCGATGCGAGGTATTCGAGCAGCGTCGAGCCCACCAGCTGCCGCTGCGACGGCGCGGTCTTACCGCTCTTCATCTCCTGCAGCATCACGTCGAGCTCGTCCGGCTGGTACTGGCGAAGACTCTCTGGCAGCACCCGCTGGAAGGAGAGCCCAGCGCGCTGATATTCCGACAAGGCATCGGTGCCGAGCCGCGCGCCGCGCGTGACGTAGCGGGCCGAGATCAGCGCGGCGTACTGGCGGGCGGTGTCGAGCGTGTAGCCCGAGGCGCGCAGCTGCTTCAGCGCATCGTCGAACACGGCCATGCCGGGCACGGCCTTCTCGGCTTGGGCCTGGGCGCCGGCGCGGACCTCGTCGCCCCGTTCCGCCAGGGCGGCCTCGTAGTGGGCGCGGAAGTCGTTGGCCTCGCGCAGTGTCATGCCATCGGGCCGGACCCGGATGTCTTCCTTCAGCGCATTGTGGAAGTCGCTGCCGGCGAGGCGCGAGATGTACTGCGCCAGCGGCACCGCGACGTCGCCGTTGGTCGCCAACCCCTGCTCGAGCTGCTGCCGGCGATCGGGCACGAAGCCCATGATCGGATCCTGATCGTCGGTGATTTCGAAAGGGTCCAGGCCGACACGCTGGTACAGCTCGCGCACCTTGGCGGCCGGGATGTAGATCGTGTCGACGGGCTGCCCGTTGGACTGATCTTCGACGAACCGGGCGAAGGCATCCGGGGCACGCTTGCGGGTGGCGCTGTCGGCAGCGGCGCCGTTGATGCTCTCGAGGAATTGGGCGTCGCGCATCGCCTGTCGCGACCGCGCCAGGTCGCCAGCAAAACCCGCGCCGTGCCCGAACAGACCCATGGCACCGAAGCCCATGGCCATGTCCATCATGCTGTTCATCAGCCGCTCGCCGGCGGCGCGCCGCTGCTCGGGATCGTCGAAGACCGTCGGGAAGTCGCCGCTGCTGAGGGTGCGCGCTGCCTGTTCGGCTGCAATCAGGATACCCTCGTTCGCCGCTCCGAAAGCCGCACCCGTCGCGGCACTCTTCGCCAGGCCGGCCCCGAAGGTCGCCAGCCCCGCGCGCGCCGTCGGCACCTTCACGGCATCCTCGATCGCCTGTCCGACCAGAGCCTGCGCGCCTTCCGCGATCGGCCGGCCGGCGCCGCGGACACCGACGGCATTGAGCGCGCCCAGCGCCAGACCCGCCGCGACCGACGCGCCCATGGCCACGTTGCTGTCGATCGGGTTGCCGTCGGCATCGCGCATCGCCTTCAGCGACAGCCAGGTCTGGCCGGCGCCCATTCGAAAGCCGTCAGCGACCAGACCCGAGATGAAGCCCGCCGACGCGCCCACCGGCACCGTGACAGGATCCAGCACGCCGAGGCCGCCGACGGCGCCCGCTGCGGTGCCCACGGCCGTGCCGGCAATCACCGGCGTGGACGTCAGCTGATCGGCGAAGCCGCCGACCAGGCCGGACACCGACCGCACCACCCGCTGAATGAGATCATCATCGCCGGCGACCGGCTTGCGCAGCTGCTGGTCGATATCGGCGATGCGCTGGTCACCGACCGTGCTACCCGCCATGCTGGCGTAGCCAAGGCGAGAGCGCTCGTTGGAGAGCGCCGCGTTCTGCATGCCGCCCGCCCACGACTGCCACGTCTTCTCGAAGAAGCCCAGCTTGTCGAAGTCGTCGTGCGCGATACGCGCATTGCTGCCGTCCTGCAGCCACTGCACCAGGCCGGGACTTTCCTTCAGGATCTTGTCCTGTCGAGCGGCCCGCACCTGCTGCTCGACGTCGCCCAGATTGCGCTCGACGGTCTCCGGCGGCAGGCCGGTTTGCTTTGCGAGGTCCTGGGCCTTGGCCGCGGCATCGGGATTGGCGTCGCGGGCGCCGAACAGGTTCAGCTTGGCATTGCGCTGGCCGATCTCCTGCATGTCGCCGAGAAAGGAATCGAACGACTTGCCGAAGCCGTCGTCGGCGGGCTGTGTCGGTTTTGGCGTCCCGTTGAGGAAGGTGCCGAAACTCTCGTCGAAGCCGTCAGCCATCAGCGATTCCCCGCCATGCGCCATGCCGTGTAGGCATTCTCGACCGAGGTCTTGTCGGCCGGCAGGCCGCGCGCCTTGAGCTGGCTTTCCATCGCCTGGCGCCGATCGGCCGGGATATCGCCGTAGCGAAGATGGAACTGCGGCGAGCCCTCACCGACCTGTCGCTGGAAGGCCACGGCGCGGTCCTCGCTGAAGATGCCGGTGCCGCGGAAGCGGCCCTGCAGCAGCAGCCGATCCGCCATCTTGTTCAGATCGTCGTCGGTGGGCCGGCGCTTGTTGTCGTTCTGGAACTGATCGACTTCCTTCAGCAGCTGGGCCTGATACGAGGCGACGAAGTCCTTGTAGCCCTTGTCGTTCAGCATCTTGCCCTTGTTGTCGATGAAGCCGAGATAGATGCCGGCCGACTTCAGCAGGGCGTCGCTCACCTGCATGGCGTGCGAGACCGTGATCTGCTTCTCCGCCGCGGCGGCATCCTTGCGACTGACCGAGGCCTGCAGGTTCTGGAAGTGCTTCCAGTCCTCCTTGGGCAATTGGCTGGCCAGCGGCACGAGATCGCGCTTCACGAACGCGGACGGATCGTCGGCCATCTGGCGCGACAACTCGGCATAGAGCGCCGGGTTGGGCGGGTTGTCCTTGCCGCGGACGTTGGCATCGAGCTGCGCCCGGAAGGCGCGCTGCTGGTCCGGCTCGAGCGAAATCCACTTGTCGGCCGGGATCTGCGAGACGTCGGTCAGGTTGCCCTGCATGATCAGACCCTGCACCTCCTGCCCGGTCATCCGTCGCCGCTCGGCCAGAGCGGCATCGTCCTGGGCATGGAGGGACCTGACGCGCTGCAGCGTCGCGGCGCGCAGCTCGGGGTCGGCGATCTTCTGGGCCTGCGCGACCTGCCAATCCAGAGTCGGCTGGCCGGTACGCTGGTCAATCACCGGCCCGGCGCCGCCGTTCTGCTGCATGTAGGTCGCGGTGTCCTTGTCCATGTAGGCATGGATCTTCTGGTAGCGGTCCTCGGCCTCCTGCTCGGTCGCATAGGACGGGAACTTGTCGAGCCCGATCGCCTTGGCTTTCTCCACCGCCTGATCCGGCGTGAGGATCTTGCCGTCGTAGACCGTCGGCAGCGTGTAGGCCTTGCCATCGATCATCGTGGTGATCTGGTAGAGGCTCGACCGGCTGCCGTCCGCGTTGGTGACACCGCCGGGCCCGTACAGGTTCGTCAGATGGCGCTGGTAAAGCGCCTGCTCCTGCGGCGTCAGGTCGAGATCGGCGGTTGCAGCCTTCAGGTTGTCGTCGCGACCCTGCCCCTGGGCGAGTGCGATGCCGCCGGGGAACGCCGAATTGGGCACGGTCTGCCGACCCTTCTCATGCCGGTTCATCTCGGCCAGCATCGTCGCCATCTTGCCGTTGTCGTCGATCGGCACGTTGTCGGTGGGCTTCAATCCGACCGATTGCGCCAGGCGCGCGGCGTACGCCTTGGGGTCGTTGCCCTTCAGCAGCGGATCGCCGCTACCATCATCGGCCGGCGCCCAACCCTTCACCTTGGCGTTGCCGCCGATCAGGTCGTTGAACGAGATCGCCCCGCCGTTCTGCTTGGCCTTGGCCTGGACGGTCTGGTAGGCGGCCGCGACGCCATGCTCCGGCGTCGTGAACGTCTCGAAGTTGCCCTGCGGCGCGCCCTTGCCGCCGGCATAGCTGAAGCTGCTTTTCGTGATGTTGCCGATGTTGTTGTCGAGCGTGCCCTCGCCGCTGTTGCCGGCGCGAATCGCATCCGCCCGATCCTGCGAGCCGCGACGCAGCAGCCCTTCCTTGACGACCTTGTCCACCACGATGTTGTCGGCGCCGCTGATCTGGCCGGCGTACTGCTGGCGCAGCTGCTGGGCGCGATAGGGATCGGCCTCGACCATGCGCTGGATGACGCCGGTCAGGGCCTTGCTCTGGGCGGTCCTGATCTTCATCAGGGTGACGTCCGGGCTTTCCTTTGTGATCTCCGCCTGACTGACCAGCTCCCCCTGGATGCCGGCCAGGTTCTGGTCGATGGCCTTCTGGTCGGGGTAGTTGTTCTCGGCGTCGGCAATGAAGCCCTTCACGCGGGCATCCGAGGCGGTGTCGGCATAGGTCTGCCGCTCGACCAGCACCTTGCGCGAGATCTGGTCCTGAGCGCTCTCAATGCGGCGGGTGAAGGTGTCGCCGAAGAGCTTGGCGGCCTCGGGCGACTTCAGCCCCTCGGTGTACTTCTGCTTGATGCCGTCGAGCTGCTGCAGCACGGCCGGCGCGCCGTCGATCGCGTCCTTGCCGCGCTTGGCGTAGTAGCCGTTCTGGGGGTCGAACAGCACCGTCCGCATCTCGGTCGTGGCCGCAGCGTCGGCGGCCTTGGCGTCGGCCTCGTTCTGCAGGCCCTGCTGGTACAGCGCCGCTTTGAACGTCTGATCCGACGCCAGCTCGGTGCGCGCGCCGGCCTGCTGGAGCTGGACGCCCTCGGTGGCGCCGAACATCGCCGGATTGACCTGGACCTGAGGCGCTTCCAGCGGCTGGCCTGACGGCTGGACGCGCGCAAGCCGATATTCGGGGTCCAGGAAACCGGCCACGGCCTACTCCAACGCTACGCTACGCATGGCTGAGTTATACGGCCAGCCGTCCGCCGACCCTCATTGTGGTCTCTATTGGCCGCCTTGCCGGCAAATCCGCCCGCCTGATAGTCTCGCCGCCCTCCGGGGCAGGAGAGTGAGAGATGTGGCGATTGATAGCAGCCATGGCCCTGGTGACGTTGGGAGGGTGTGAGACGGCGCAGGGCGTTTCGGATGCCGCGCTGCCGCGATACCAAGGGAAATCCGTTGATCTTGTCCTCCAACGCTGGGGAATGCCGACCCGCTTGATCAAGGGCGACGGCGGCATAGTGCTCATGTGGGAGAACGCCGTCCCTGCCCGAGACTGCCGCGTTGAGCTGCACGTCGATGAGCGCAGGCACGTGCTGGGCTGGCGCTACGTGGGCCCCGAGGGCGCCTGCCGAGTCTGGATGAAAATGCTCTGACGTCAGATATCCGTGGAAAACGGAATGGTATCGCCAGAGACGCCAGGTTTTCCGCTCCTGTACTGCCACATCGCGTACTTGCTGCCCACCGAGCTCGCCGTGCCCAGCAGGGTCGAGCCGATGGTGAACGGCAGCGCGGCCGTCGCGTTGGCGAACTGCATGTCGAGCAGCCCGGCCTGGGCGCCGGCACTTTCGCCCTGGACCTTGTAGTTGTAGGCCTCGCGCGCGGCATTCGAGCGGATCGTGAGAGCATCCTGCTCGCCGGCGCCCGCCGTGTCGCTCTGGATGTCCAGCGGGCTGCCGCTATTCACGTCGCCGCCCTGCGATGCGAGCGCCGCCCGCTGGCCGCCGATGATCTGGGCCGTTTTCAGCCGCTGCTGCTGTTCGGCGACCTGCCCGCGCTGGATGGCATCCTGAGCGTTCTTCTCGGCGATAACCTCCCGGTTGCGCATCATGCCGGCCTGATAGGCCGCGCTCGAGGCCGCCGCGTTGGCCTGCTGAGACTGGCCGACGGCGCTCATGACGCCACCGGCGGCCGTCATCCCTATAGAGATCATCGCCGCCGTCGAGGCGCTGATGGAACCGGACATTACGCTCTCCTCGACTGGAGCCGGTCGGCTTCCGGCGTGAACTCTTCCTCGGCTTCCTCGACGGTCTTTGCCGAGGTGGCGAAGATCATCGTGAGACGGAAGCCCGCAGCCGCGAAGAAAGCCGACTTGCGACCAGCCGCCGCCTCGACGACTTGGTAGCCGGTCAACTGCAGTGGGGCATCGTCTCCGACATAGACCATCGCGTCACCGCAGGAGACCAGCAGCGTGGGAACCCGGATGAAGGCGCCGGTGATCAGGCAGCCCTGCCCCGCCGGCAGATCATCCGGCACGATCATGGTGCGGGCATACACGCCGGCGTGCAGGTGATGCTCGAAGCGCAGCTCGGTCTGCGGCCGCTGAAGGTTTTCGACCTCGATGCGGGCAACCCTGTCCAGCGCCTCAGGGCTCATTGCCGGGACGGCGGATCGAAGGGCAACCGTCGTCATACGGGCTCCAATGACTTGAAGAACACGCGATTGGTCTCGGCATAGCCTACCCGCGGCAGGACCTGGAACAGGTCGCCAGCGAAGGGCGCGGTCACCAGCAGACCGGGCGAGCCCAGCGCGCGCGCCTTCTCCTCCGCGGCGCGCAGGAGCTTCAGGCCGGCGCCGGTCTTGCGATGCGCCTTGAGGACGAAGAACCGTTCCGTGGTGGCGATCGGCACGCTGTGCCGCGGCAGCGGTGCCAACAGCACGCCGATGAAGCCGATCAGCACGCCGTCCAGACGCGCGGCGATGGGGTGCAAGATCCCGGCCGCCTCGAACTGGCGATAGGCGTCCCAATTCGGGGCGGTGCGCGGCATCCCTGGTGCCAGCGATTCGGCGGTGAACTCGCGCGAGATCGCGCGCAGGTTAGGTGCCGCCTCGATATCGGCGATGGTGGTCGGGCCGATGTTCAGGCCCTTTCTCCGAACGGCAGCGCGGAACAGCTCACCCTTCGGCCCATATGGCTCGGCCGGTCCAATTTCGAAGCCCAGCCAGCGCAGCCAGCGGATCGCGCCCGCGTACTCCGCATACACCCGGTTCACCAACACCGGGAACTCGGCCGCCATGCGTTCGACGCCGCGGCGGGTCTCCTGCAGGAACAGCTTGCGGTGCTGATCGGCAGGCCGGCCGGTCAGCAGCCACGGACACCCTTCCCCGCCCAGCAGATTGCCGACGGCCAGGCCGACGATCGCCGCCACCTCGCTGTCGACCAGGTAGGCTTCGGCCCACAGCGAGCGCGCCATCGACGCCTCGAAGGCCTCGACCGGTGACAGGCCGAGGGCGGCGACCTCGCGCGCATCCCCCGGCCGCAGCTCGATCGCGCGGGCGTGGTCCAGGGTGGCGGGCACGACGGTCAGCATCAACGACCCGGCGCCACGTCGGGGATCAGGTCGAGAATCGTGCACGGCAGCGGGTAGCTCTGCCGCACGAAGATCCTGCCATCACGATTCCACTCGCTCGGCACGGTCACGGCATAGTCGCCGGTGAAGAGCTGCATCGGGCTGCCCAGGTTCTCCTGCTGTCGTTGCTTCACCTCTTGGGCGACGGTCTGGTTGATGCCGACCTTGACGCCGCGGGTCTCCTTGGCCCGGATCGTGACCTGGCTGATCTTCTTCATCTGGCCTTGCGAGGTCCCGCCGGCCGGCGCCAGCTCGAGGTTCAAGGTTTCGAGGTCACAGGTGTACAGCAGGCCGACGATGACCTTGGAATAGCTGCCGTCGAGCTGGACCGTGCCGTTGGTCACGACCTGGCTCGGGACCACGCTGCCGTCGCCCAGGATCGCCACCGTCTTGCCCTCGAGGTAGCCGAGGTTCGAGATCTGGGTGACCGGCGTGCCGCTGTACTGCAGGCCGCAATCGACGAACCAAGCATCGGCGATGGTCGGGAAGGTGCGCGACACCATGCGCTCGAGGTAGCGCTTGGTCTGGCCGCCGATGGTGCGGTTGACGATCAGGTAGACGGCATCCTCATACCCGCCATAGCCGTCGGGCTCGGTGATGGTCGCCACGCTCTCGACCAGCCCATCCGTGACGTGCCGGTGCCAGGCGTAGACGTCGTGCTCGCGCATGTAGGTGAAGCCCAGCAACACGCCGTCGTCGCGGACGGCCCAGATGATCTGATAGGGCTCGGTCGCATAGGCCCATTCAACGATCTGATGCGTGCCCGAAGTGTCCGCCAGCAGGTGCTGGGCCAACACCGACATGTCGAAGCTCTGATACTGGTCCTGGATCGCATCGAAGCGGAGCGCCAGCACCCGGCTGCCCTTCTCCTTGATGAACAGGACATCGTTGCCGGCCTGGACTGGCGGCACGTGGCTGCTGCCATGCGCAGTCTGCGGGAGCGTGTAGCAGGCTCCGGGGGTGAGCGCGTTCGAGCTCGGGCCGGGCCAGCAGCGCCATTCCGCACCCGAGGTCATCACCAGCATGGAGCTGCCGACCGGGATGAGATGGCGGATTTCGTTCACCTGCTGGCCGGTCAGCGTGCGCGTGATGGCGTCGCTGTCCTTGGTCGGCGTGCTGACGTTCATGTTGGCAAAGGCGCCCACGCCCGTGAACCACAGCGTCTGCGGCTGCTGCAGCGTGTCGCCATAGACCTGCCGCTGCATGAAGTAGCTGGAGCAGGCGGGATTGAGGTTGCCGCCATCGGCGAGGACGTTCGCCAGGATGACGGCACCGGCGCCGGCGCTGTCGACAACCGCGATGGATACGGTCGACAGGCTATAATCGGGGCCGATAAGAGATCCGCTGACGAGGGTCGCGGATGCGATGGCGCCCCCGACCACCGTCAATGAAAGTCTTGGATTATTACCCGAGGCCAAGTTGGGATCCCAAGTCAGTCCGGCAGTCGGGTTGGCGCCGTATCCGGAGCCGCCGTTGGTCACGCTGGCGCCCGTCAGAGTGTAATAGCCATTTTCATCCGGCCCGCTCCATGTCGGGGTCAGCACGGCTCCCGTGCCGGTGCCGTCCGTGATACGCACGGTGGCGTTGGCGCTGACGCTGAGACCGATGTTCGTGGCCGTCGCCGCCGTGATGACTCCCCCGACGACGGTCAGGGTCACGCTGGTGACGGCCCGGATGCCGTCCATCAGCTCGCCGGTGGCGCCGCCGGAATAGCCCGAACCGCCGTTCTGGATGGTCAGGCCCTGCAGGGTGCCGGTGCCGAACGGCGTGCGGCTGCCCGGCGGGGTGGTCGAGATGTCGGGGTCTATATTGCCGTCGGTCCAGGTCGTGGTCTGGACCTGGGCGACGAAGCCGTACACCGAGCCCTTGAGCTTGTAGACGTTGTAGTTGCTGCAGCCCGAGACGGCGTTCCAGTTCCAGGTCCCGGCGCTGCCGCTCGAGCTGCCGACGCCGGCCGACGGCAGGCTCTCCTCGCCCGATGCATCGTTGATCGCCGTCACCGCCACCGTCGCCGCCGAGCCCCCACTGGTAGCCGCCAGCCCGGTCGGCGCCGTGGTCGATGGCGCGAAGGTAATCGGCGTCAGCGTCCATGAATTGTGGGCCACACGCCTGAGGTTGCGCACGGCATAGTTCGGATGGCACAGCGTCAAGGTGTCCTGGGACTGCACGTACTTCAGCAGCCGCAGGTCGGTTTCGAGATAGGGCGTAACCAAGGTGAAGACGGTCGTGCCGTCGTTGTTCAGCACGAAGCCCCACGAGGCGCCGTTGAACATGGCGACCTGCATGGTCTTGTGACCGAACACCAGCATGTAGGTCTGGCCGGCCGGCAGGGTACGGAACTGGAAAGGGATCAGCCGGTGCTTGCGGCTCGAATCGTCGACCTCGCCAATCCAACGCGTGCCCGGCCGGTTGCTGGCCCCGCCGTGGGGATGGACGAAGAAGTTCAGCAGCGTGCGGGCACCGACCCTGTACTTGGCGAGATCGACGCGGCCGTAGAGGTAGGGCGACAGCTCGCCGGCGGCGAAGCTCGGCTGGATGACGGGAATGGTGGTCATGATCAGCGCGGCCAGGTCTGGCCGATGATGTCCAGGCCATCCTCGAAGCCGCGGGCCTGCAGGGCCTCCGGCATGTAGGTTCGGGCGAGGTTCGAGCTTTCGTTCGCCATGTCGGCGCCGGCCCTCAGGAGCGTCGCCTGCCACAGCTGGGTCAGCGTGCGGACGCGATCGTCCTTGCCCGTAAGCTCGAAGCAGATGCGCGAGGCAAGGCCGTAGGCCATGGCATCGGCAAAGCCCGCATCCCACCGCAGAGGATCCTCGACGCGGGCGGTGTAGATCGCCGAGACCGGAGAAGCATTGGTCAGGATCACCGAGATGAAGGCGCCCGAGCCATCCTTGTCGCCGGCCAGCTCGTAGAACGTCTCCGGCAGCCTGATCAACGGCACGTCGTTGAGCCGGCGCAGCCGGACCATGTCGACCGGGAGCGCGAACTTGTGGGCCCAGCGCTGCGGCGGGTTCTGCAGCTCGGCCAGACCAGCGGTCAGACGGGCAAAGTTCCAGTCGAATCCGCGCAGCGTGGCGTCGCGCACCAGATCAAAGTGCGTCGTGCAGGCGTTGGCCTCGGCCGAGCCCTCATCGATCGCATCGATCTTGCTGCGCGTGCCGCAGTGGGACAGTGCTGCGTTGCAGATACCGACGATGCTGGCCATCGATCAGCCGCCCGACGCCATGTTGGGATACAGCGTCGCGGCAGCATCCTTCTTCGGGACGGTGTTCGGCACGTCGAGATCGGTCACCTGCAGGTCGATGGAGGTGCGGACATCCTCACCCTCCTGCTGGTTCTCGTTCTTGCCCTTCACACGGACCGTGCCGCTGATCTTGAACTCGGTGCCGACGTCGGGCAGCCCGTTGGGGAATAGCTCCTTCGCCGTCTCGTTGGTCAGGGTCAGGCTGGTGCCCCACGGATACTCCGGCGGCTTGATATCCGTTGGGCTGCCGAAGCCCTCGGCCTTGGCTTCCTTCGGCGTCATCTTGAGCGAAACCATCGCCACCTCCGTCAAAAGGCGGCAGCGACGCCGAGCCGGGACGTCGCTGCCATTCGATCAGGCCTTGTTGGCCAGCGCCTTGAACTGTTCGTTTTCCTCGCGCAGGCGCTCCAGCTCGGCGCGCTCATCGCTGTCGAGCGGCTGGACGGCCGACACTTTGCCGGCGCGCTCCTTGGCCTTCTTGGCCTCCGCATTCAGCGGCTCGAGGTTCTCGCCGGGCGTGCCGTCGTAATCCACTTCGGCGCCATCCTGATGCATCACGTCCTCGTGGTAGAATGAGCCCACCACACGATATTTCGGTCTTGCCATGGTCTTCTCCTCTTCGAGCCCGCAGCACCGGCGGCGGGTTTGAAGAGGAGGCGCGGGCTGCCCCGCGCCTCCTGCTCGATCAGGCGACGTAGCCGCGCGCGTAGGTCGGGTTGTGCTGCAGGGCCGGCGTGAAGCCCGCCACGATGGCGCCGGCGGTCATCGCCGCCGTGCCGATGATGTACGAGACCTTCAGGAACCGGACCAACGCGGTGGTGTTCTGCGAGAGCAGGCCGCCCATCAGGAATCGGTAGCCCTGCACCAGGCTCGCCACCGCGATGGCGTCCGACTGGTAGAGGATCGAATACGAGCCCGGCGAGCCGGAACCGTTGTCCGGCGCGCCCTTCAGCGCGACCTGCAGGGTCGCCGAGCCGCCCGAGGTGAAGGCGGTGATGACCTGGATCAGCAGGTTGAGGTCTTCGGTGACAGCACTGCCGATGTCCCGGGCGATGCCGAGGTCATAGACGTTCGTGCTGTCGGTGGTGCCGATGTTGGTCGGCGCATCGCCGCCAGCCGCCGGCTGGTTCGAGAACATGAAGCCTTCGAGAAGCATGGAAATCTCCAAAGAGAGGGTTTCGACGGACCGCGCGACCGATCAGGTCACGTTGCCTTCGGTGTTGGTGATCTGATCGCAGATGCGGATCGGGACGCCGCGAAACGCCGTGTACGGCTTCGAATCGCGGCTCTCGATCGTCAGCAGCGCGTTGGTCTTCGCCATCGCCTGGATGTCGAGGGCCGTGCGCACGGTGCGATTGCAGTAGAACGACCAGTTCACCTGACCCGGCTTGGTCTGGGTGCCGCCCGGTGCGCCCGGAGGCGGGCTGTTGCCGGCCGCAGGGCTGAACGGGACCTTGTTCACCGCATTGATCAGCGTATTGATCAGGTTCGAGGTCGTCACCGCCCCCGACGTCACGTTGACGTTGGCGATGCGCACCACGAAGCGCCAATCGCGCACGCTCATGCCGCAGTACCACTTGAAGTGGGTGCGATACATGTAGAGCGTATCGCCGTTGGGATCGTTCACCGGCTGCTTGCCGAGATCATCGACCTGCAGCCCCGCCGGCAGTCCCTTCGGGAAGATGCCGTGGCAGGTGTTCTGGCCCCAGCCGATCAGCCAGATGCTGGTGTTGGTGCTCGAGCTGCCGCCAGCGTCGACGATGTTGGCGCCGCTGGGCGCCGACTTCGAGTTGAAGCGCGGCGCGAGGCCGGTGAACCGCTCGGGATTGGCCGCCGTGCTGCCGTAGATCACGGTGCCCTGCATGCCCTGGTTCATCGACTCGACGAACGCCATGTCTTCGCCCACCCGGAATTCGCGGGTGTTGCCGTTGAGATCGGCCAGCACCGGATCGATGTCCGAATAGGCTTCGAGCATGCCGGTGGCGTCGCGCACCTGAGCGGTCGTGCTCTTGGAGCGCTTCACGCCGTAGTTCAGCAGGCGCCAGGTTGCGGTCGGCAGGCCGGTGCGCACGGTGGTCTTGTGGCCGGCGCCGTCGTTGCACTGCATCCACAGCATGTCGGTCAGCATCTCGTTGGTCTGACCGAGCAGCTCGATCACCGCGGCGGGCTTGCCGTCCGGGTCGAGACGAGTGGCCCATTCCGTGATGGTCAGGGCCGTAGAAGCGAGGGTTGCCATTTTACGCTACTCCAGTGGGTTGATCAGGACCCCGACGGGAGGTCGGGATACATGCGATCGGCAGCCGTCTTCTGGGTGTTGCCGGCGGGCGGATTGCCAGGCCGGAACTTGTCCTCGCTCAGCCACTGCCCGAGGGTGA